ATATATTCAACGGTGTTTGCGACATCATTCATGGCACTACGAAGTTCTTCTTGTGTTCCAGAGTGTTGCTCCATTAGACCAGTTTCTGTGAGTGTCCATCTCCACTCTTTCATCGATTTATTATACCATAAATTTATAATCATTAATCTACAGGCAGTAATTCTGGATTTTCTAATTCTAACTCAAAACACATTGGATGACATTGTTCTGCCATAAGGTACATTGAAGATCTATACATCTTCTCTGCATCCCATCTTGGACCTGAATTTGCTAATTGTATTACGCTTGGATTTTGTCTGGCAAGTTCTGGGAGTTCATCAAAGGTAAATGGAATATTTTGAATACAATATAATAATACCAGATGTTCCCCTTCATGATCATACCAAGCATATTTCGTGTCTATGCGGTATTTCATGGGTCTATATTACCCTAAGGACTATTTAGGAGTAGGAGCGGGGGGACTTGAACCCCCACGAGATATTTCTCAACAGATTTTAAGTCTGGTGCGTCTACCGATTCCGCCACACTCCCAAAAAATCAATCAACCAGTTCACCTGCCTCATTATAAACCGGAGGATGAAAATTGCAATACTCGTTAAAAGTTATCATCATCTCTTTTAAGGTCAAGTTGCAGTTGTTTGCTGCCTTTGGTAAGTTCCACTTCGCAGCGAATAACATTTCCATAGATTGACGGGTTTCTGGTCTCATATTCGTAGCACTTTAAAATTTCTTTGTAAAGATAGGATGAGTGATCCATCTGAAAAAGGTAATAGGGCGATTTTTTGGCGGAATTTTTTTTCCGCCTTTTTTGGAATTAAAAGTCGATTTTCCCTCAGGCAGGGTCAGCATACGCAAGGACATCATCATCACACTTATCACGGACGAGCTCAAGAACTGACATAAACTGTTCCACGGTTTCACAGTCTACCACACGCTCATCACCTTGTTCAGAGTACAGGTAGAATTTACGTGCTACTGGGTCAACAACGCAACGGGAAAGGAAATCGTCTTGCATGGGGTTCATTTGATTACCTGCTTATTATAGGGCACATGAGACACGGTGTCAACCTACTTATTGATACTGTATATTGAGTTGTCTCCAGGATAATCATCAATGGTCGTGCCCTCATACTCTACAATCAACTTTTCACCATCTTTTCTCTCCGCATGAACCAAATAGAAACAATCAATACCAGTTCCATTTCCAGACTTGATTATAATTTTGGTTCCCCACTCAATTCTTTCAATAATTAAATCTTGTGATGATCCAATTTGAGTCAAAGTTACTGTAATTGTTTCTGGGTCAACTAAACCTCTCCAATATTCAGGTAATTCAATAATGGTTTGACCAGTCAATCTACCTCTATAATAAACACCAGACTCCGGCCCTTCTAAACAAACATGACGGAGACGATGGCCTTTCTTGGTTGGGTGAGGAATATCAAATGGTTTTCTTGATGTGAGGGTAATTCCACCTGCAGTAACCTCTGATGCAGTTACCCCACCACTGATGACAATATTTCCAGATCCAGTAATTCCTGGGCTGTTTATTTTAAGTCCATCAATCTGCGCTGTGGAGTGATACCAGGGAGGACATACTTCCTCTGGATAACTATCTGGATCTGCGTTTCCTTTAGAAATATAGTGATAACTTGGAGATGGTTGACCCCAGGAGGCGTCGACTTCGCCACAATTTTGACCCGAATTACCGCCAGGAACAAATTCCATTGATGACATAATTAAACCTCCCTTTTATCGTAATGGTATCCGGAAACAGAATATTCATCATTGTTTCCTGGATAATCTGCTGGTGTCTCACCTTTATACTCTGGAATGAGTCTCTCTCCATCAGATCTAGTTCCGTATATATGATAGAAGCAATTGATTGGCATACCTCCATGTGCTTGAAGATAAACTTTCTCTTCATCAATTCTTTTCACAATCACATTTTGATGTGCTCCAATTGAAGTTAGATTGACTGTAATTGTAGTCCAATCAACTAATTCTTTCCAATATGTAGGAAGAATAATCTCATTCTTATTAGTAACTCTACCTCTTACATACACATCATTAGATGGTCCTTCAGGACAAGTATGTCTAAGTCTCCATCCCTCTCTAGTTGGGTGTGGAATGTCAAAGTTCTTCTTTGCAGCAAGATAATGTGGAGGACCACCAACTCCAGGAGCATAAGAAACCACATGTCCTTGAGCAACTATTTCATTTCCAGATTGAACTCGTAATGCAACATCAAGGTTATCAAATATTGCAGCATCTCCAACCACCGCAAGAGAGTATGGATTAGAAAGACCTCTAATTAATGCACCCGGAACAAATGGGGGTATAATAACATCACTGTTTGTCAATGGTGCAATATTAAGGCATCCGTATGGGAAAGGATATGTTGTGGGGTTTCCCATTACAACAGGACCCTCAATCATTGTGGAACCATTAATTTTAGTGGGTCCTTCTCCAGTGGCAGGACAGATACCCGATCCGTCTTTCATCTGTCCACCAATAACTAAGTCGTCTACATGAAATGCCATTTTTACCCCTGATTTTCTTGTTGAATTCTTTGCAGATTGTTCTTTGAATCTTTAAGAGCACATCCATCAGTGACTGCTTTGATTATGGACCCATAAAGATTCATACAACTATTAGCAACGATGTCTGCCTTACCAGATGTGCATAGTTTATAGTAATTTTTCGCATTAAATTGAAATTTCTTACAATCAATGCTTACGTTTTCAGTGGCAGTCATTTTAATGTTGCCCTTCGATCCACCTTCACCGACTGCAACTAATTCAATATCAGTTGCTTGTAATCTGAGTTTTCCATTTGTTGCAAGAACAACGATGTTACCATTAGAGGCGTGAAGGAACATAGAGTCCTGTGCTTCTTCATTGTCCTCACCACAAGTAACCTGATAGTTTCCAGGGCTAACACATGATGTCCAACCTTTTCGTTGCCCATCATTATCCATGAAAAAAGAATGCCGCCCATCTTTTGCTTGGAGCAAAATTCCTGCAGTCACATCGGCAGGTTTATGGATATGACCAAAGGAACAAGACCCATGATCATTTCCATATCTAATGCCAGTATAATTATTCTTTGCAGAATCTGTTGGATTTGCCTGATTATTAAAAGCTATTGCTTCCTGTTCTGAAATGACACCATCATTATTGGCATCTAGATTAGACCTTAGTCTATCATTAACTTTATTTTTTGAGGATGGTGCTGACATTTTTTATATTATTTAAGATAGATTTTCAGGTGATCCTGGAATATTAAGTCTTGGATTATTACTACGAATATCAGTACCCTGTCTGAGAATTGCAGATGGAGGTGTGGTTACCTCTGCATTAATACTCTCTTGTAGTGTATCATAAACCTGTATGAGTTGTCCAGGTGTTTCGTATACACCTGCATAACGAACACCCTCTCTATAGAATACTTGTCCGTAGTATGGACGACCAAAGATAAATCCAGTTTGTTTAAGTCCAACCAGGTCTGTGACTTGGAGGATTTGTTCAGGTAAAATATCAGGATCAATTGGATCTCTTTCAACCACAAATCTTGGAACTGCTTGGAAATTAATTCCAGTATCAGTGATCATTCTAATTTCAGGTTGTCTTGTAAACCCTCTTCCAAATGGAGGAATGATTGATGCTGGGCCTCCGTCAGGTGGTCCAGCACCATAAGTTCCGTCAGGAGTTTCTGGTTCTACATTAACATTAATGATTCTACCAAAAGTATCACAGTCATAAGTGAGTTTAACTCCATTGTTTGGTTCCATTACGAGTCTATCTACACCACAATTGTAATTTATACCGGGGTTGATAATCTCAACACCATCAAGTTTAATTGTAGCAGGATAAGTAGATGCTGCCGTCCCTCCATCTGGTGGTTTAGGATATCCATTTCCTGGATCATCAACAACAACTCTACAAACTCTTCCCTTACCATCAATTTCTTTTGGACAAGGTGGAGGAATTAGAACTGCTGATACGCCGACAGGGTTATCACTCCATGGTTTGCTAATTCCTGTCGAGACATCTACAGGTGTTGTGATTTCTAATCTAAGAACAGTTGGATTTTGTTGGAAAGATGTGTTAGGAAAACGAAGATTGTTAAGTCTTAATTCAACAGTTCTCTTCCCTTTTGTTGCAGTAAAGTCTATGTTATTTACAATGTTCCCCACATTTCCTTTAGATAGTGTTGCTCTTCCTATGCTTTCTCCATCAATGAAAATATCAACAGAGTCATCAACTTCTGCCACTATATTATATCTGCCAGATTTTGGGAAGTCTACATTATGCCACTTCATAACCCAAGTTTTTCCTTGAATCTCCTCTGTAGGTGCAAACAATTCTGAAAACACCGGAGAGAGAAATCCTTTCCTATAACTTGTGATACGTGGTCCTTCGTATGTTACACCATCTTTTGCAGTACCACTACCAGTTCCACCTGAAACTGAAGCAGGGCCCTCAATAATATATTTACATCTTCCTGTAGATTTGCCCCCTTGGAAATCATAAAATCTTCCTTTTGATGCGGTGCAAACAATGTCTGACCAATCAAAGTCATCAAAGTCTTCCATTTGAACTACATTTTGACCAGCACCTCTTAATCTAATCTCACCTTTCTTAGTTCCAGGGTCACTGGTAAAAATTACATTATAAACTTTTCCAACTTCTAGTGATTTAATAACTCTTTCATTAAGTTGTGTTTTTCCAAAAGATTTTTCATATTTAAACTCACCAACAAGTTCAATACCATTTTTAAATGATGCATCTGATGTGATTCTAAACTCAACTTCGTCATTTCTTCTTACTACTTTAGTAGGTGCAGTCCAATCTGCAGTACTAAAAATTTTCTTCTTGACTGTTTTGAATGTATCCGTTTTTTGATTTTCTACCTCTACTGTGATGGTATGCTTTCCTTCTGAAAGGGGAAACTTAACTACTTGTGGGGTCTCTGATCTAAAATTTTCAAGAGTTCTTTGTCCACTGAATGATGCTCCAGCAAAATATCCTCCCCTTAAAATTTCATTGTCATCAATAAGAATTCTACCACTATTATCAACAGTTCCCTTCATCCCATAGAACCCTTCATATGGTGCTTCAATAACCCACGTTGTTCTGAATACCTGTCCACCATTATCAGATCCTGGTGTCCCTAGTGGAGGAACCGGAGATGTTGCAAACCTATTTGTAAATGGACTCCATGCGGGGTGAGTTACAGGATACCAAGTTTGTGAAGATCCAGGAAATCTTGTAGTCCATATTGGATTATTAGGACAACGACCCTCTTGAACTGGTTTAGGTTCTTGTGGAACAGGTGGCATTGGAGCATCAATTGATAATGCAATACCCATTGGATTTTCATTCCAAGATTTTGCAGAGATGATTGATTTTTCTCTAAAAGTTGTTTTAATCCTTATGGCAAGAGCCATAGGATTTCCTCCTGCTATCGGTGATCCCCTAAGTTGAAATAGTTCTGCACGAATTCTATACTTACCTGCTTCAAAGTATCTAGTTTGAACATCCTTACCAGTTCCTATACTAGTTCCTGGAAGAAATCCTTTCTTTCTTATAATGACCTCATCTCCACCATCATTTATATCTCTCAGTCCATTACCTATGTGTGCTCTACCACCACCAGAACGGTTGCCAATGAAGATATTGACATCATCATCAACCATAGTTTCAATGGTATAGTTACCACTAACGGGGAAGTCTACATATTCCCATCTGATAATGTGAACTCCTTCCTTATCTTCTTTTTTAGCAACATCTCCTATTGGATTGAATGGGAGGATGCCATACTTGTTAATAAAATCCCCGTCTCTTCCTGCCGTTGGATCAATTCTCCAAAGTTTTCTATCTGCTTTATTTTGAAAAGATATTGTATCAAATACAACGGCAGTTTCAGAACCCTCAATCGATTTACTTGAATTACTTTGAGAGGGTGGTGCATCAAAAATAAGTTTGCATTTATTCCCATTAATTTTGATAAATCTACCACAACTAACAGAACAAACTAAGTCCTGCCAATCATTATCATCAAGTTCCTCTAATTGTAAAACAGATTCACCTCTAGTTCTTAATCTGATATTCTTACTTTGAGGACTCGTAACTTCAACATCATATTCTCTTCCAAGTGCAACCTCACGTTGGAAGGACTCATTTAATTGGTCTCCCTTAAACCGCTTAGAAAAATCAATATTCAAACCAGGAATTTTAATTCCGTTTGCGAATTGAGCATCGGTGGTTATCTTAAAATCAATTAAACTAGGACAACCACCTTTGTCAAGTTGAGTTTTAACTTTTTCATAGATGGGAATATTCTCAAGATCAAATCTAATCTTATGAATACCTGCTTTGATAATTTTTTTGACTTTATCCGGATTACCCTTGAATCTTTTAGTGCTACCTAGAAGTTCATTGTCAAGATACAGTGAACCAATATTATCTGCAAGATATCTAAAAATATATGTACCATCATAAGGGAAGTTTTCTTCCCACTCCATTGTATATTCTATACCTGCAAAATCACTTCCAGGGACATTGGATGGAGGAACTGGAGAAACCGCATTGCGATTCATAAATTCACTCCACGCGGGGTAATCTACTTCATGAACAACTCTGGATCTTTTATTAGCAGATATAACCCTAAGAGGTCTAAATCTTCTTGTTGTCCACCAATTACGAATTATATTATCAGATATATTAATCTTTTGACCACCCTGCAATGACAATAAGAAGTCTTGATATCTCTGAAGTTCTACTTTTATAGGACTATCACCAAAGTTAGCATATACAGTCGGATCCCATGGTCCAACGTCAACTCCCTCAGCATTATATCTTCTACCGAAACCACCTGAAGACTCTGGAGAACAGATAGTCAGGTCTGGTTCTTCAAAGTCCTCTTCATTCTCGTAGGTTATAAAAGTTTTACTGAATTTACAATCGGGATATTGAGGATCCCCAATCATAATAGATCTAGTCACTGCACCTGATCCAATCCCAAATGGGTCAAAAATTTCAGTGATAGGTGCATATTGGTATCCCCATCCACCATCAATTACATCAACGGCAAGAAGGCTACCGTCATCACCAAAAACAGGATTACCTTTTGCCCCAATGCCTCCACCGCCAGAAAATCTAACCCTAGGATTTCTCTCTACAAATACCTCAGGTTTTATATTATTATCTTCATCATAGATATCAAGTCCAGTTATACCTTGACAACCAGCACTTCCATCTGCAGAGGAATCCGGGGTAAGATCATCTCCAGTTAACTTATTAACTTCATTGATTCTTAAAAATCTAATTCTATCTCTGGTTCTAAAAATAAAAGTAGTTCCAGGATTTAACTTGGCATATTTATTAGCATCATTAAGAGTCAGGCCATCAACAAACCCCTGATTAGGATCGATATATCCGAGCCTAATATCACATCTTGTTGCTGGTCCGAAAAGATCGAATGACATTATTGACTAAACTTTGTCTTCATACTTTATATTTATCAACCATCTCTCAAATCAATATCTGCTGTCTGTGGAGGTGGTTCTGCAAATGCTGTTTCTTGTGGTCTACCCTTTGCAGTTTCATTCTCTCTGTTAGTTGCATTTTCTACCGACTTGGCACTTGGTAATGAAGTATCTGGTTTTGCAGATCCTCCATGAGACAGACAATAACTATCAGAGACTGCAATGTTTGGTGATAACTCACAACCAAAAACATTCAGGGAAATATTACTGAACGATAGTGCAGCTGTGATACTGCCACCGATACCACCAATCAGAGATTGAATGTCTGATAATGCACCACTAACTCCGGCAAGTTCTTTTTGAATATCATCTAAAAAGGCATTCACATTATCAACCAAATTATTATTTGCACTATCAATTTCAGTTTTACTAGCATATAATGCTTGACCAACTACATCTTCTGCCGTACAACTAGCAACAAAAGGTTGTCTTTTGATTTCATCATTCTGAACATTATCTACGTTTTCTCTTGCCTTTCTCTCAGCATCATCAAAATTCAGAAGGTCGTCAAGAATACCTTGAATTAATCCACATATATTATTTGTAAGTTTACCATATAAGCACAAAATAAGTTCCGTCAGTTTTTCTTTGATGTCAGCCATCATAGATCTCATATGAGTTGGCATCGCAGCAACTACCTTAGTCATTGCTTTGTTCAGAACTTTCAATACATACTCCATGACTTTATCAAAGAGTATCTTCATATACTTTGCAATCTGACAGGCAGCATCACTGATCAGTTTTTGTATGTCTGAAATCGTATTTGATACAGCATCAATGTAACTTGATATTGCAGAGAGATATGAATTAATTTTTTCAGTTACGGTATTAAGAACTGTTTGAATTGCTTTAAGGGCAGATCCAACTATATCATCGGGTTTCATTACGACAATACATTCTTTTAGTTTAGTCTCACGTTTTACATCAGCAGCAGATAGTTGATGAGGATCTGGATTTTCTTTTGTAGGATTACCTGTGTTTGGTGTAGTTGGAGATTGTTGTTGTCTCCTTAAATTTTTAACATGATCTGCCACCGCTTGCATTGCGGCGTCTTCTACTTCCTGAACAGACTTACCTTCGTTTCTTGCTTTCTCTCTTGCTTCATTTGCAACCTGTAAACCATCCGGAATTGCACTAAGAGGTTGATCAGGTCTCAGTCCAAATTTATTAACCTTAGTGCCTGGTGGCGGTGGTGCAAGTGCTTGTGCTATTTGAGGATTTGATGGTTTTTTAGTAACTAATCCTTCATCAGGAGCTGTTGGTTTGGCATTTCCTAGAGGTGGATTTTTTCCATCTGCATATCCACTCGTCGCAGAAAAGTTAGTATCCGTCTGCCCAATCTTAGTTGCCATTGGGGTCTGGGCATTGTTACCCAAAATACCCATGATGACAGGAACCTGCTGGTCCTGTCCATCCATGAAAAATCCAAAAACAAAATTACCCTGTCTGATTGCAGGAGTTGTGCTCGCATTTGTCTGTCCACCACCAGCAGTGATTGGATACATGAGAGTTGCCCAAGGCAACTGATCTGATGGAATAGATTCTTCTCCTTTATCATGGAGACCCATGATACGAACTTTGTATCTAAATCCCCAACCAGGAATACTATTAGCATCCTCAAATTTTCCAGGCAGAGTATTGTCTCTCCACTCAGAATCGTCAGCAACCTGACCAATCCACCAAGAGAATTGATTGCCTAAAAAACCAGAATTAAATAGAGATCCTGTTTCTAGTGTCATTAGTCGTCGTATACCAAGCACTCAGGTTCAGAGGGATTCTGATCGCAGTAAAGTTCTAAGTAAGAGGGATCGTGATGATCACCATCTTCGATTTCTTTTTTATGATGTTCTACATATTCTTCTAGCTCATGCAGTTCGCCTTCAATATGACGACGCATTTGTGGATTAGTTGTAGGGTCTTGAAGGATTTCTTTATCCTTTTCAATATGCTTCTCGATACTTTCCATAGGTTTTATTAAAATGTTGATGTGCTGCTAAATGATTTTCTCTGAACGGAAGGTTGCACACCAGGAATAGACGTGGGAGTTACAGGTTTTCCTGATTGAGGTGTAGGATCCTTCGCTTTTCCTGTTCTGCCAATAGAATCTCTTACTAAGTTTAATTTAGTGTAAGTTCCTACTGAATTAACAAGATGACATAATGCCGATATAATATATAGACCTCCAATTTGACGATCTATATCATCATTCTTTGTATCCTTTTGCGGTGATGGTGCATCAAAGTAAACAGCATCACCTGCATGCAAGGAAAAATCTCCTGGTATTGTTATTTCAATTTCAGTGGTATACAACTGATTATAGCGCATGATTGCTTGATTAATAATCAATTCTGGTTTAAGGTTTTCTTCTTTTGCTTTTGTAATTTGCTCCTTTGTATCTCCTGTGGGTTGTGTCCCGGTATCACGAATCATATATGTTGTTCTGGAGAAATCTTTATTTTTACCCTCACGATTTAACTCTGGATTTAATGTGGGTAATTCTTTTCCTCCAAGTTTTAAAGATCCTTCGGTTCCATCACTACCTTTTGCATTAGGTGTTAAAACTTCGTATGTACATGTATACGGGTCAAAGACAACTAGTCTTGTCGATTGAATTCCTGCCTCTAGTTTTGCTTGAGTATTAATTTTATTCTTTTTTAAATAAGTGATTGCTTTTAAATCATACCCCTCAGGTATATTAGCACCTCTTGAGTCTGGTGTCTCGTTATAGATAATTGATTTCTTCTTTTCCTGACTTAGAAGAGTATCAATTGATTTAAACTTATATCCCTCTGATGTTTCAAAGAAAAAGTATCCTGCCGTCTTACCAATAGGAGTGACTGATGTTGGTGCTGCTTGTTTTGATAACCAGTTTATTGTGTAAATTGGTTTCCAGTTTTTGGGTGACACATTTAAATTATTTGACTCTTCAATATCAGAAACATCTTTTTCTGTTTCTAAAAACTCTGTTAGTAATGTTTTAACACTATCGGATATCTTCCCATCAAGTCTTTTATTAACGCTTACTTCATCATTTAAAAGAAATTCTTTTGATACCAATCTTAGATTAACAGCACCCTTAGTTGTTTGATCTCCAACAGAACTAGAGTTGTCATTGTAAAGAGTTAAATCCAACTGCACATCATTATTATCTTTAATTTTAAGGAGCACTTTTTCAGATGCAACAATAGGCAATCCTTCAACGGCACTTTTTTCATCAATAGCATCACCAGTATCTGTAAACAAAACCGTTGCCACTATGGTATCTTGTAAAAGACTTTCATAATACATTACTTGAATTGTTCCATTAACAACAGAGACACTTCTGTTTGGATCTTTAGTTGAGAAAATATCAATTTTCTCAATGAAAGCCGGTGTAGATTGTGCGCCTGTTACTTTAGTATCTGCCATTTTTATTACCTCTTATTACTATTTAACGCATATAAAGAATATCACTGAATTCTTCTTTTGCTGCCATTACAATAGTTTTAGTAGAACCTTTCTCCATAGATCCATATGAATTCTGCTGTGGCGCAGCACCTTGAGGAACGGGAATAGGAATAGGAATTACCTCTGCCATTTCGTAATCTGCATATGACCTTAATACATTAACCGCTTCATCACCTTCTGCTTTGTTGAGTGCTTTCAGTAATCCAGGGAAAGTTCCTTGCAGTGCTCTGGTTGAGTCAGCATCAATTACAAATTCCTTTCCTTCTTCTGCCATCATATAGAGACCTCTTCCTTTTGTAGGTCCACCCATTCTCATTTTGCCTTTAATCATAGCACGAAGTTTATCACCACCAACACCTTTCTGTGCGTTATAGTCTGCTTTATTAATATCAACAAAATCAGATCTTGCTCCATCGCCGCCCCAACCTGACCATGAAGGACCATGATTATCAGGTGCTGGTGGGGGAGTTCTTTTGTTTCCACTATAAGGTGGATTTTTTTGTCCGTCTCTCATTGATCCCACCTCAGCGTGGGTTGCAACATTTCTTACATTAATCATAGATTTACTATAACCCATATCTTTTGCAACTTTTGCTGCCTCAGTAGTAAAAGCATCAAGTTGTTTTGGTTTAATTGTAGACCAATTCCATTTGTGCATGGCCGCAACTGCAAGTCCAACACCTTGACTATTTCTATACGCAGTATGTCCTCCAGGTGTTCTAAATTGACTGTAAGGGACTTTTTGAACTTTACTACCATCAGCAAGAATTGTACTATGATATCTACTAGGGTGACC